GTCATATTCTTCTTCACATAATCTACAGTCTAAAATATCCGACATTCCCTCAATTAATTCCCATACCATTATTCTTCCAACACTCCCATCAATCTTGCTAATGCTAACTCGTCATCAACATCAACTTTATTTTTCTTTACTCTTGTCATCTCGTTGCTTATCCACCACGAGATACCTGCTATAACTAAGATAGCAAACCAACCTATGTGCATTACTTTCTCCCTCTTACATTACTAGAATATAATCCGTGACTGCTCTCTGAATTTACGAGAACACCATTGATTACTCTTAATGTATTTTTCTTTTTAGACTTACTAGCTCTACGCTGTTGTCTATTCATATTTACTCCCTTGTTTATTGTAATATGTACTTTACTACATATTCACAGAGAACACAAGTCAAAGGGGCACTCCTGTTCTCTGAAAATAAATAGCTTGTAACACACAATACACACACACTCTTAAAGAGTTACTATACCTATCCCACGTGCTAGTAAGCTATTGCCTATCCTCTTATGTGTTACAAGCTACCTATTGACTTGGGTGTACTCTTTACAGAGGCAAGGTTCAGTAAGTCAAAATTTCCCCTTGCTCACCTCATAGATAGCAATACTTACTTTCAGCACCTAGTCTGGAATTACATTGTTTATCTAGGTTTGTCCTTAGTTCAAGCTAAGGTTTCCACTTTTAGCATTGTAAGTATTGTAAAGTTATCGTGCTGCAATAGGTGGTTCGTTAATCCTTTTCCTACTACAACCCATAGATGAGATGACCACAGATGTTTTACCTAGACTTTGTCTTTTCGGCAAACTCGTAGTTTCACATTGACGAAATGTACCTCACTAGCTCCCTATCGTAGTTTTTCCTGCTTGCGACAGCTACGCCTCATTAGTTAGATTGCAGTCCAACTTTATTATTTCAGAGTTTCTTGCCTATTCTAGCTCTCATTATTACTTGTAATTGTTTATCCTATCGGGCAACTACAAGCTATGGTGATAACTTTACGATACCTACCATTGACTACACCTTACGATGTAGTCTATGCTAAGTATTATCTTTGATATTTTGGTTTTATTCTGTAACTGTAATGGAGTAATGTACTGTGACTAGGTCTTACAACTCTATATTTCCAAGTTATAATATCCGAATGATTGTCTATTTCATAGAGTTTTTCTTTAACTCTATTTACTGAATCATTATAAGTACCTTTAGTCCATCGCAACGCATACACTATAAAAGGCATACGTTGTTCTTTTGGTACATTATTTTTAGCATAATCCCACAACGATTTTATACCGTAGTGACCACCTTTGTACAAAGAATACTCTCCGTTTTTGTTACGGTTTTCTTCTATGTATTGTTGGTCGTGGTATTTACTCCAATAAAATTCACTTCCTTTATTCATACTTACCCCTTTCTATCTGCTATATAAATAGCTTGTAACACACAGCCCTCTTTGTACATTGGTTTAGTTATAACGAGTGCTTTTAACTATGTGCTACAAGCTACCTACGGTAGCTTATGTTAAACATATATAGTGTGAGGTCTTTCGACATCGTATATAGTACAAGGTCTACGTTTGTCTGCAAACCTCTCTGCTTGTTCTAATGTTTTAATATCGCTTGCTTTACGACCTGCATTAGTTTGATATACAACTATATATTTATATGGATTACTCATCGGATTCAACTTCCACAGATTCTGTTTTATCCCACTCGTGATTAATAACATTTTCAGTATCAAACTCAACTGTGTCAAACTCGGCGAGTCCTAGTTCCTCTGCTTTGTCCTTACTTTCAGCTTTTACAATATAGCTAGTATGACTGAAGATATGAACCCAATATTCTTTTTCTTCCATTGTTTACCCCTTTTCTGATACTATAAGTATCTATCTAGCCACGTTTAATAATGGCTAGTTAGATAATTACTCGTTACCTTTATACCAAAACTCTACTTTACCGTCTTTAATGGAGTTCATTAAACTTTGTACAGTAATGTATGCGTCTTTAGTTTTGTTCATATAGATAGGAAAATCCTCTCTAGGTAACTCACTAGATATTATGTTAGGATTCTTAGACGGTGTTTTATATATTTTATCCAGTCTTGTTTCAAAGACTGCACCGTTACCGTTTGGAGATACAAGAACTCCAAGACCTAACAAGTTTTCAGGTTGTATTAAATCACTATCTACGAATTTAATTTTTAACCAAGTTTTCACTATTACCCCTTTTCTATTTTATTAGAGAGTTGATACCCTCTTAAAACAGGACTGACCTGCTTTAGAACTCTGATATTATTATTCCCTCAGTACCTTCAATCTCTATAACGATTGTGTGGCTTTGTAGGTCTTCTAGTGTCTTGATGTCATCGTTTCCAACTTCCTGTAAACATTCATCAAGATTTTCGTATTCTGTAAACTGTACACATAGAGCTATTACGTCTAACTCATATGGTTCAGTTCGGTCTAGTATCCCTGTATATATTTCATTAATATATTCATAAAGAGCATTGAGTCCTGCATAGGTAAAATCTTTGTGTCTTCCCATACTTGCGAACTCACTTCTAAAATCATAAGCATTAATTGTTTTTATTATCATTGTTTCCCCTTTTTTTTTATAGATTACTTTATATATTTGACTTTGTCAAGTTCATTTTGCGTACCTATCCTGTTTTAAGGGGGTATCGTTTTGGAAAGTTAGGTCGGGTAAGTTATCACTCTATCCGTCTCTTATCGCTTGTTACAGCCCCCGAGATGCTTTACAGTTCCTCTATTAGCAGGTTATCTTTGTGCCTCGCCTTTGTCTAGCCTCGCACTGCTCCCGTCTTGTCCGTGTCCGAGTTGTCGGTTTCTTGTGACGTTCTCAAGATTATTTGGGTTCAATCTGTTTTTACCTTACCTACGGTCTTGTAGGTTCTTGATTAACCACCTAATCTGCGTTTATCTTCTCAAGGTTTGCCTAACTATTCATTTGTCCTGTTTACTTGGAGTTTTCTCTCCTGTTTATCTTTTGAAGTTATCAGGTAAAACTTTTGCGTTTACCGTGTTTAACTTATATAAATATTATGGCACATATTGGATTATATGTAAAATTTACATTACAAATAATTATACATTTTAAACCTTGTAGAATTAGGAAATATACATAAAATCCTAATGATTACGGTTAGTGAAATGTATATTATTCATAGCATATACTATATATGGTATGTTTACCTGTATGAATGTATAATTATTCATTAAATGTGCTGGGGGGTGCTTGTCAATTTAACCTAAAAGGGGTATAGAACCACTGCATCTTGTACCACAACATATAGTATATGTTTCATACCTACACACAATATGTTGTACCTACTATATATGGTATAGAACATATGTTCGATAGCCACCATATGTCAATATGCGTGGGGTACTCTCTATATTGTTAGACATTAATTTATAGGTCGAACATATTGTTAAAGCTAGTAAAGGCAGTAAAAGAGATTAATCAATTTGTTATACAATTGGTTAATCATTTTTGTAAACTATTTTAGTTGATTGTGTACACACAGTCGGTGATGAATCACAATAGTATTTATTGTTATTAGCTTGCTTGAGTGGTTTATGACACTCTGTACATTTCATAATGTTAGTTTACTGTATGTGGTGGGTTTTGGGTATAACGGGCTATTTGTGTGGGGTAGGCTTAAAACTTTCTCTTAAGTTGTCCTTGAGTACCAGGTTTGTGTTACTACTGTATCGTATTACCGATTCCTGGCTTTCTGACTCCCGATGCCACCTTCACTTGTAACAACTGTTTCAAAAAGTTTATTTATCACTTTGCATAGTACTACCAGTTTTATATAATGCAAGTACCTGGAAACACCAGGTAATCATATGAGGATATGATTCAATTTATGAAAGAAAGAAAGCTTAACATCTTTAATAATGGTGGGATGGAAAGGTTTGTGAATTTCATATTTTTCATTACAGTAAATGGACAGACTGTACGTGTACAAAGCCCTGTAGCAATACGGGGTTTTGTTTATTGACAAACTTGTAGTATCTAGTATTATGAATAGGTCTAACAAAAATATTCCTTCAGGAATTATTCATTGGACTCCCTGTTTATCAACCCTAGCCTGTCTAGGGTATGGTATAGTAAATTTATGAAAGAAGATATACCAGTAGTAGATTGTGACCAGTGTTGGAATCCTTATTGGGAGGACCAGCTTATTGATGGGTTATGTCCTACTTGCTCTGTAGATATAGTTATAGAATAAAAAAATTTTTTTTACCCCAATGGTTGTTGTAAATCAGTAGGTGCCTGGCGACCTTTTATTCTTGGATATGTTTTAGGTTTGTGTTTGTTGCAATACTTAAACTTATTGTATTTAGAAATAATTGTGTTGCATTCTTTGTGAACGCAGACTCTTCCACTACTATATGAAGTAGAGGGTTTATGATTAGGATATTGCTTTCCTTTGATATAATCACTCATACAAGATATAGTATAGGAGATATAATGCCTGGTAAAGGATATAAGCCAAAAAAGGCTATGAAAAAAAATAAAGTTAAGAAGAGGAAGTAATGGCTGAATGGCGAGGTATGAAGGTGAAGTTAAACTCACCAAGCCCTATACGAAAGGGTGAGCCTGGCTATGGTCGTAAGAAATCTAAAGTCTTTGTAATGAAAAATGGGAAAGTCAAGAAAATAATGTTTGGCGACCCTAATATGAAGATTAGGAAAAACAATCCTGCAGCTCGTGCTTCGTTTCGTGCTAGACACAAATGCAGCACAGCTAAGGATAAAACGACTGCACGATATTGGTCGTGTAGAGCTTGGTAAGGAGAAACAATGGCTAAAAAAGGTTTGTATCATAATATTAATAAAAGAAAAAAAGCTGGTACAAGTAGGTCTAAAAAAAATTCTACAATTAGTCCAAAAGCTTATAAAAATATGAAAGCTGGATTTCCTAAAAAGAAAAAGAAATAATGCAGAGAGCTAAGTGTGCTCTTAATTCATACAAAGGTGAAGAGTGCAGGAGACAAGCAACTAAGAATGGTAAGTACTGCAGTCCTAAATGCAGAAGAAGAGTTGCATATCTAAAAGACTTAGGTAAGAAAACTAATAAGTCCGTACAAAAAGTAAAGCCCACTTCTACATTACGTGGAGAGTTATATCCTAAGTTTGTAGAGCTGTATGCTAATCAAATAGAAAGACAAAAGATAACACATCAAGAAACTGCTGACTTACTAGAAACAAGTAGAGCTACAGTTACAAAAATGTATGCAGCTTATTTAGAAGACAAAGAAAACTTTGAAGCTAGAAAAGATTGGCAGGTTTCAGAAGAGACAGTTAAATCCTTAGAAGATTTTAAAGATTTTAGAAATAGATATTTTAAAACAGAGACAGGTGACTTATACGAGACAGCAGACTTTCACGAAGGTTGGATAAACTCTATTATGGATGCGATTGCTAATGGTGGACAGCAGATGATACTTAGCCCACCACGACACGGTAAGACTGACTTACTTACACACTTTGCTGTATGGCAGATATGTAAAAACCCTAACATAAGAATTATGTGGGTTGGTGGTAATGAAGATATAGCTAAGAATGCTGTAGGTTCTGTACTTGACCAGTTAGAAAATAATGAGTTGTTAATAGAAGAGATATGTGGACCAGGAGTAAAGTTTCAACCAAAAAATAGAAGTGGTAAGTCTTGGAGTTCTGGACAGTTTACTGTAGGTACAAGAACTATTACAGGTATTAAGAGTCCTACTATGGTTGCTGTAGGTAAAGGTGGTAAGATACTTTCTCGTGACTGTGACTTGATTATTGCTGATGACATTGAAGGACCACGGAACTACAGTACAACCTAGTGCTAGAGAGCAGACCAGGCAATGGTGGACTACAACATTATCTTCCAGGAAAGAGGAACATACTGCTGTAGTTGTTATTGGGTCTAGACAACACCCTGAAGATTTATATAACTTTTTATTAGAGAATCCACAGTTTGAAACAAAGGTAGAAGAGGCACATAGTTTAGAGTGTGTACTACCAGAAACAGAGTTTGAAGTACATCAAGACTGTATGCTGTGGGCAAGTAAACGAACTTACAAATGGTTAATGGGTCAGAAAGATAATGCTGACACAACTGGAGGTAGAGCAATCTTTGAAATGGTATATCTTAACAAAGCATTTGTTGAAGGTATTACAATGTTTAATTCAGAGGATATAGACCAGTGTAGAGATATTAATAGAGTTATTGGGCAGGTACCTGCAGGTACTCATTTAGTTGCAGGACTTGACCCAGCATCTACAGGATTTCAGGCTTGTTTCTTATGGGCTGCAAATCCAGAAACAGGAATGATGTATCTTGTAGATATAGAGAATGAACAAGGTGGAGGTGTTATACAAGCTCGTAAGTCTATAAAAAAATGGCACGAGAAGTATGGACTTGCACACTGGGTCATAGAAGAGAATGGTTTTCAGAAAGCAATTAGACAAGATACAGAATTAAAAGATTACTGTGGCAGGATGGGTATACATCTAGAAGGACATCAGACACAGAAAAACAAATATGACCCAATTTATGGTGTTGGAAGTATGCAACAATTGTTTGAACAAAATCTAATAAATCTCCCTTATGGTGATACAGAAAGCGAAACAAAGAGTAATATATATCGTAGGCAACTAATTTATTTTTCAAGTGCTGCTAGTAAAGCTAGTAAAGCAAGAAGTTATAAATCAGATGTCGTAATGGCTAGTTGGTTTCCAATGAAAGTTATAAGAAGACTTGGAAAAGAACGATTAGCTGAAGTAGGATTAGATTATGAACCTAGTTTTGGAGAATGGGATATTACAGATATGAACGAAAGCCCTTGGGGATAGAATGACACCAGAGCAATTACAACACGCGATAACTAATTTGCATTTTGACAATCAAGCTGCTTACAGCACTAGAGGTCGTATTCGTGCAATTATGAATGGTGGACCTGATGGTATTCAGGCTTTACTAGGTGATAACCTAAAAGGTTTCCAAGACTGGCAAGTACCAGTACCAAACCTTATGATGTCAGGACTAGAACACTTGGCACAAAAGATTGGTCGTATTCCTAACTTAAAAGTAGATGTACCTAATGGTAAAGACTCCGATAGAGCAAGACAGAAAGCTGAAAAAGGTTGGCAGGAATTGTTAATGCGTATGATGAGGTACAAAAACTAGATTTACAAATGCCACAAGTTGGTAGATGGCTACCAGGTTATGGTTTCTCTGTATGGGTAATTAGAGAGAAGAAAGATGCTAATGGTACACCTTATCCTTGTGCAGAACTTCGTGACCCATACAACTGTTTCCCAGGTTACTTTGGTGCAGACCAACAACCTAAAGATATGGCTATTGTGAGAAGAGTTCCTAAAGATGCGTTAGCAAGAACATATCCTAAGTTTGCAGACAAGATTATGTCTAACGATACATACAACACAGAATTTATGGGTGTAGGTAATGCGTATGCTTCTGCTTACACTGACCAGTACAATGGCTCTTGGGCTAACAGTAATGGTGATGGCGACTTAATAGCAGAGTATTACAACCTAGAAGGAACTTATATTTTCCATATGACCTCTGCAACTATTCTTGACTTCATACCTAATCCACTTGATAGTGGACCAGCATTTGTTATTGGTAAGAAATTTGCCTTTGACAGATTGCAAGGACAGTATGACCAAATCATAGGACTTATGGCTTCTATGGCAAAGATTAATGTGATGTCAATAATAGCAATGGAAGATGCAGTGTTTACAGAAACAAACATCTCTGGAGAGATAGAGTCAGGACAATATCGTAAAGGTAGATTCGCTGTTAACTATTTAGCTCCAGGTACACAAGTAAGCAAACCAGCATCTAATGTTCCTTATCAGATTTTCCAACAGATAGATAGAATAGAACGACAACTTCGTGTTGGTGGTTCTTATCCTACAACTGATGATTCACAGTCTCCATTAAGTTTTGCAACTGGTAGAGGACTTGAAGAGTTAGGTGCATCTATGTCACTTATGATTAGAGAGTATCACACAGTAATGTCTGATGCTATAGAGATGATTGACACAAAGAGATTAGAGTGGGATGCAAAGATGTATGGTGGTAAGTCTAAATCACTATCTGGTTATATGGACAATACTTTTTATTCAGAAACTTATGACCCAGGTAAAGATATAACTTCTTATAAAACACGAAGAGTGTATGGAGCTATGGCTGGTTATGATGAACCACAGAAGATAGTGACAGGATTACAGTTACTACAAGCTGGTATTATTGACAGACAAACACTACAAGAGAACCTTGATGGTTTAGATAACCTTGTTAGAGTTAACGATAGAATTACAAAAGAAAAAGCAGACAGTGTATTGTTTGATACATTGTTAGCACAAGCCCAACAGGGCGACCCTAAAGCAACTATGGCTGTTGTGCAGATAAGAAAGAATCCAGATGATATGCAAAATATCTTAGATAAGTTCTTTACAGCAGAAGAGCCAGAGATACCACAACCAGAACAAGAATTACTTGGACAAGGTTTACCAGAAGGAGGTGCCTTGCCACCACAAGGTCCTCCACCTGGTATAGCACAAGTACTACAAGGTTTAGGTGGGTAATGTCTATAAATAAAAAATTTGAAGAAATAGTAGATTTCTGCTTAGTTGATGTAGATGAATTAGGTGATGACATAATCTTAGAAGAAGATGTATTTAAACCTAAAGGTAAAATGTATATAGACCAACTACCACCAATGGTTTTTCCATTTGGTTATATGGTCATTAGTTCTGCATTCCAATTTTTTGAAGAGGAGGAAGAGTAATGGTTAGAATGAAAAAAATTAGAAACAATTATCTTACTGATAATTTAGGAAGAAATCCTGGAGGTATGGTTTCTGGTCTTACTGCAGGTACTACTTATGGTGAAGGTGTTGACATAAAAGAACAAGTAGAAGCAACTGGTGGTTTGCCAGATGCGTCAATAGCTAAAACAAAAATACCTGTACCTACAAGAGGTCAATCTGATATAGAGGCATTTGGACCAACTAAATTTAAAGATGAAACAGTCACTGCTGGTATGTCAATAGGTCCTGGTCCTGGTCCAACACCAGCTACTAAATTTAACTTTAACGATTTTGCTTACGAGTCTTGGCTAGAATCGGGAGATGATTCATTACTTGCATATATAATTTGATATGGGAATTGGCTTATATTCAGAAGATATAGTAAACGATTTACTAAAGGTAAAGAAAAAAGTTACTCCAGAAGTTGCTAAACAGTTTTCTAGTTTAAATCAAAAAGCATACAATGTACCTGGTCCAATGCTTAGAACTGCAGCTGAACAAAATATAGATAATGATTTTTTTGACCAGATACAACAAAGAGTAAATGAAAGAGACCAAGGTACTTGGAGTAAATTAAAAAGTGCAACTTACCAAAACATAGGTGTAACTACTGATGTAGGTGTACCAACCCTTCTTCTAAAAGCTGTAGGTAGTGGTTTTTTATGGGCTTGGGAAAATACAATACCTAGAGCAGCTAGAGCTGCAGAGCTTTTACAATCTGACAGGGCTGCAAACTTAAAAGAAGCTTGGAATGAAGCAGATGTAGATGACCCTCTTTCAAGATATGTTACAGCAAGAAAAGAAGGTAGAAGTGTAGATATTGGTGACGGTTTCTTGTCTGTTCGTTCTGACCCTGAAGAGACAGCAACATATCAACAACTTATTGATGAAGGCGTAGTACCAGATGTAGCTAGAGCTATAGCTTTGAAACAACTAGGTAAACCAATATTTGAAGAATATATTGAAGAAGCTGAAAACAAAGTACAATTTACTGGAGCTAGAGCAGAAGCATTACGGGCAAGAGGTGTTGTTCCTACTGTAACTCCAGGTAGATTTTTATTTAAACCATTCGAGTTTATAGCTAGTCCACAAACTGAAGCATATGATTTTATGACAGGTGTTGTTGACTTAGCACTTAACTGGTATGCTGACCCAGCTAACAGAGTCCTTAAAGGAGTATCTGCTGTTTCAGCAAGAAGAAGTATTAAACCAATAATAAAAGATGGTAAGTTTGGTTTAGGAGAGCAAAAATCATTTGCTGCTTTAACTACTGAACAAACTGACAATATGGGATTTTTAGAAAAAGGATTGCAAAAAGTTGCAAAACAAAAATCTGTAGAAGATTATTTAGCTAGTGAAGAAATGATACCGTTCTTAACTTGGATGTTTGACAATAGAAAAAATCCAGCAACTATATTAGAACAATCTAACTTTAGTTTAACTAGATTATCAGAAGCAGGTACAGGATATGGTTCAAAACAATTTACAGATTTTTATAAAAGATTATCAGTTTTAGATAAACAAGGTAAGTTAACTGACCCAATAGCTAAAGCTGACGCAGTAAGAAAACTACTTAAACCTAATATTTTAGCTGCAGCAACTGATATGGCAGTACCCTCAGTAAAAAAAGTTGGTAGGTTTAGAAAAGTAATGAGTGATACGTTTGGAAAACAAAGCAGTTTTGGTTTTGATGGACAAAGACAATTTGGTCAAGTGTACGATAACACACAACTTGATGTCAATAATTTAGATTATTTAGTTTCTAACTATGTTAAATATATGGGTTTTTCTGGTGTAGAAGAAAGTACTAAAAATAAAAGAGTTAATAATTTACTTGATGGTATTGCAAGAATTGGCGACAATCAATTAGCTAGAGCTAACTTTGTTGCAGGTTCTATTAAAAGTGATTTACTGCAACAAAGAGAATGGAAACTTAGTCAACTAAAAGCTAAAAATATTTCTTCTGCAGAAACAGAAAAATTTGTAGAACTTTCTACAAAAGCAGCAGCAGGTTATTTGGAAGATGCACAAGATATAGGAAGATACTATGGAAGTATGGATGTCTCTATGCCAGTGTCTTTTAAGAAAGAATTTATAAGATATCAAACAGAAACACTTGGAGTTACAGAAAAAACAGCAGAAGACTTATTTAGAACAAGTTATCGTTATCCTACATTTGAAAATCATTTAGTTACATCAATAACGTTACCTGCACCATCTGCAGTAATTAAAGCAGATAGAGCTTTACTAAAAAGTTTTAGTAATCAAATAGGTAAAGCAATAGATATTATAGGTGATTCAGCAGTATCAACAGTATTTGATAATTATTATTCAAGTATTTTTAAACCCTTAGCTTTACTTAGAGTAGCTTATTTAGTACGAGTGCAAATGGAAGAACAAGCACGACTTGCTGCAAGTGGTATTAACTCTGCTTATAAACATCCGATACAATATATATCAAATCTTATGGCAGGGACATACAAAAATGCTGAAGGTTTTTTACCAGGTAGTCAAATTTATAAACTGGGATTAGGAAAAGTTCAAATAGGACAAGGTTATACAGATAGACAATTGAAGAATGTTGGTAGAAATAATCAAATTGCTGATGGATATAAATTAAAAGGTAAAGAATTTTCAGGTTTTAATAAAGCATTTTATGCTGATTTTGCTGGTACTGCAGAAGATGCTATAGCTAGAAGAATTGCTCTTATTGAATCAAGTCTTACTGAAAATAAAGAACTAGCTTATACAAAATTAATAAAAGAATTAAAAACAGAAGGCAATCCTTTAAGAGATACAATGATAAATGTTACTGGAGGCGATGGTAACCCTATGGCTATATTAAGAACAACACCTGTAGATGCAAAAGTTTATGATGAGTTAGTTACTGATTTTGTTTACAAACAGAGAGCTGAATTACACAGTGTTCTAGGAGGAAGAGTTATAGATAAGTCTGCACAAGCTGTGACCCCTACAGTAGAGTGGATTGTTTCTCCTGCAAATGATGAATTACTACAGACTCTTGCTACAAGAAAATTTATATCTAAAGGTGGTGTTGAAGTTGACTTGAATTTATCTAATATAGGAAAAGTAGATGATTTGACTATTAAAAGATTTAGAACTGGAGATGAGACAGTACAAAAAGCTATTTACGATGAAGTAATAGAAGCAGAAAAAAAAGCTGAAGAATTGTTTTTAAATAAATTTCCACCAAAACAAATACTGCCAGACGAATATTTAGTAAAAGTACCAGAAGATGTTACAGCTCTTAGAAAAGGCAAATGGGATAAAGCAACATCATTTGGTTTTAAATGGCTATCACAACAACCTGCTAATGAATTTACAAGAAGTCCAGCTATGTTCGGTTTTTATTATGAGAACTCAACAAAACTTATTGCAATAAGTTCCGAAAGGGTTAAACAAATAATTATGGCAGGTGCTAAAAAAGATGGTGTAAGTAAAAAAATACTTAAACAAATGGAGAACACACCTTCTGCAGGAGCTAAAGGAATTAAAGATGCAGAGCTTATTAGCAAATTAGCTACAGCTAAAGCGACAGAGCAAACATTAAATCTTTTATATGACATATCTAAAAAAGGTGATTTCTGGGAAACAACAAGAATTATCTTTCCATTCGGTGGTGCATATCAAGAAATATTCCAAACTTGGGGAAGACTAACAAAAGCTAATTTACAGTTTGCTACTAGACCAGCACAGTTGTCTTTATCAGGAATAAAACCCAATCCTGTATTTGACTCAGAAGGAACTAAGGGATTCTTTTATGCAAACCCAACAAATGGTGAAATGGTATTTGGTTATCCAGGAGAAGGCTTAGTAGAAAATTGGATGTTAGGTGGAGATAGCGACAACGTAAAAGTTAACTTACCTGTATACGCTTCTTCTGTAAACTTAGCTGCATCTGTTCTTCCAGGTGTTGGACCAGTTGTTCGTTTACCTGCTTCCTATTTATTTAAGAATTATCCAGAAGAAGGTTTTATTAACAAAATGATATTTGGTGATTTTGAACCACCTGATATTACAGACCCTGTAGAGTTTGCAAAAGCTGCTGGTGCATATCCAGCTTGGTTAGAAAAACTATCTAAAGTTGTTTTACCTAAAGATGAAAACACAGTTGGAGCCTTTGGTAATACAGTTATGGACACTTATAGAGCGATGATTTATGCAGGTATTATTTCTGATAGACCTGAAGATAGAGAAGAAGGTTTAGAAAAAGCTGTGCAACAAGCTAAGTATGTGTATTTAGTAAGATTTGCTTCTCAGTTTGTAGGACCTGCTGGTACAGGTAGTCCATTATATGAACTTGAAACAGAGAATGGTGATTTTTATTTTTTTCAAACATTAGCTGATGATTACAGAGATATTAAAAAAGAAGTACTTGGAGATGATACTGAAGCTACAAGAATATTTATAGAGAAGTATGGTATCAATCCAATCTCACTAACTGTTGGTAAAACTTCTACTGTAATGAAGAGACCTGTTACTAAAGAAGGTAGTAAGTGGTTACAGGAGAGTGAAGATATTTACAAAGAATATCCACTGGTTGCTTTCTATGCAAATCCAGAACCTACATATTCTGATTTATCTTGGGGTCAAATTAAAGATAACTATTTAGAAGGTGCAGCAGTACCTAGAAGCCCAAGACAACACGCAGCATTACAAGCAAAAATAAAAGGCTTTGTAGAGTTTACACAATGGCAAAGAGATATCGGTATTGAGAATGACAACTCGGCACAAGCAAGAGCATTGAAAAAACAATATCAAGACAACTTAGCACAGACATACTGGGGTTATGGATTTGATACTATTGTTGGTTTACCAGAAAGACCTACAATAAATATGCAGATAGAAGAATTAGAACGTATGGCTAAAGACCCAAGACTATCTGAATACCAAGCTATTAAAGGATTACAAGCATACTTAAGACGCAGACAAATTATTATTGATGAAGTAGAGAAAGCAACAGGTAGTAAAACTGTATGGAAACAATCAGATAACTACGTAGGTATGAGAGAATTGTTAAGAAATTATGGTGAGTATTTAGTTGTACAATATCCACAATTCAATTCTGTTTACCAAAACCTGTTAAAATCAGAATTACAAGGCGAATTTAAAGATAACATAATCGCTGGAGAAGGATAATGGACAAACAAACATTTGTAGAAAATTTATTAGGCTGGATACAAACACCTCTAAGACCAGGAGAAGCTCCACCTTATTTATCACAAGACCAGATAGATGCTTTATATTCTGCTACCACTACTGAGGAAGCAGCACAATATGCTATAACTTTAGGTCTTGGAGAGTATGTGACTATCGTTGGTAAAGGTACACCAGTAGAATACTTTGATGATGACGAAGCTTTTAGACAAGCAGTAGGATTGAGTATTGCTGAACCTACACAGTTTATAGGTGTAGACCCAGCACAACAAATTGTTTATCAAGGACAAGAAACAACTATTGGAGCAATACCTAATAACTTTTATCAAGTAGGTGACAACAATACATTTGTAGATATGACACCAAATGAAATAAGAAATTTACAAGCAGACTTAGTCAATGCAGGTTTGTTAGGTAAAAAAGTAGGTAGGAGTTTTAGACCTGGTTTCTTTGACCCAGAAGTTGATGGTGATGCTATGAAAGATGTTATGACTCTAGCAAATATTATGGGTGTTGGTAAAGCAGAACAAGGATGGAAACAAGCTTTAAAGAGTTATATTGACAATCCTTTACCTAGCTATCAAAATATACAACCTTATTTACCACCTAACTATGACTCAATAGCTCAAGATGTAAAAGGTTTATTTAAACAAAGATTAGGTCGTGACCCTAAAGAATATGAAGTAGGATTATTATATGATGTATATGATGCTGAAGCAAGAAAAGCATATGGTCAGGCAATACCACAAGACTTACCTGATGCAACACCTGTTACACTGGATATGTATTCAACAGAGTTTGAACCACAAATGGATGTAGGAGAACAAATTGACCCAGGTGCAGAGTTATTATCAACCTTTGATAAAGTTACGCAAAAAGAACAAGAAGCGTTACAAGCTGGTGAAGACATACAAAATAGCCGTTTGCGTATTATTAATAACATTTCTAGGAGACCAAGGTAGTATTATGGCAGAAGAAATGAATCCAGATATAAACCCATCACTAATAGATACAGCTTTAAAAGCTATTAAACTTGTAGAGACTGAAGGTCAAAAGCAACCTTATCAAACATTACATACACCTGTAGATATTTACATCTATGGAACAGAGTCAGAAAGAGCATACAAAGTTAAACAATTTAATGAGTTAGGTTTTGTTACTAAACAAAAAAATGGAAGACCTGTAGTTGTAGCACAGGCATTAGGTGCATATGGATTATTAGATATAGATTTTAATAAATTTGCAAAAGATGCAGGATTAGTTAATTTTGATTTTAGAAAAGATGAATGGCAAGACCCAGCAGTACAAGATAAAATAGCTAAAAATTTAGCTGAAGATTATTTTAAAAGATACAAATCCTGGGATTTGGTAAGAGTAGCTTGGTTTGGTGGACCTGGTAGAGCTATGAAAATTAAAACTGGTGAAGAGACAATAGAGTCTATGCCACAAAATGTACAAAATGATTTAAGTAAATTTAAAACTAAATTAGATAAAGAGATAGCTTTAAAACCTGAATCTACAATAGGAACTACACAAGTTGTAGATGAATGATTCATACTACAGAGGCATACCTGTTCCTGAAGATGGTTTTATACCTGGTCCTTTAATACCAGAAGAACCCGAATTTGTTGCTAAAGATATTAATACTCCTAATCAAGGACCTATGGGTAGAGAAGAAAAAATGATTGCTAAATTATTTTCTTCTTTAGTACCAGAAGCTAACAGAGGTGTTGTTAATAAGACACCTGGTTCAGCAAGGGAGATTAGATAATGGCATTAGTACAAATGAGAACACCTGGTGGTTCTTACTCAATGGTTGATGAAAATGTTGTATCCGTATATGAAGCAGAAGGATGGGTGTTAACATCTGATTTACCTGAATTTAAAACTAAAGATGTAACTTATTATGATGAAGCAAGAAAAACTGTAACAAGTTCTACAGGTGAAGAAAAACCAGTAGAGGAAGTTATTTCTACACCTAGTGTACAACCTAGAGAAACCAGTAGAAGAACATTAGCAGAAGTTATACAAGATAATAAAACTAGAGGTCTTACAACACAAGAGTGGGAAGATTTTAAAAAACTACCTATAAATGAAAAAGAAGAAAGACTCAAAGAACTTGCTAGTCAAGGTGTATTTTTAACATCAAGTCAAAAATACGCTGTACAAAAAACTTATAATTTAGCTAGTAGCGATATTAAAAGTGCAGAAAATGCTGGTAAGTCAGGTCAGTTAGAAACAATACAATCTGGTCCACTACAACCAGGACAAGCTGGTTATGGAATAGCAACTTGGTTTGAGTTCTTAGGTTATGCAACAGAAGATGATGCTATGCGTGACTTTCAACAACGAAAACTTACACCTGCACAAATAAGAAGAGCAGAAGCAGAAATACAACCTGACCCAGCAGACATTGTTTTAGATACAGAAAAAGTTGGTGAGTTTTACGGAGTTGCTGACTCTGACTGGGCAAGAGTAACACCTTCAGGTAAAGAGTATTTATCTTTATTAGAAACTATTGAAGCACTAGAAAATTCAGATTATGGTAGGACTACTCCTGGACAAAATGTAATAAATAATTTAAAAGGTGGAGTAACAGGTGAAATAACTGTTAGTGGTAACCCAACAGGTAATCCAAATTTAGGTGAGGGTAATGCTGAAGTTATTGTAATTGATGAAAATAGTTGCGAACCTGGCTATGTTTGGGATGCAAATATAGGAGCTTGTGTATTAGCAGATGATGGTACTGATGATGGTGCTGATGATGATACAGATAAAATATTTGTTCCTGATAGATTAGACCCAGTAGAACTTAATAATATACCAGTAGGTGCAGAGGTATGGGATGTAGAAGGAACATTGTATCTAGCGTATGCTGTTCCTGGTGCAGGAGACCTATACACAGGAAGTACAATATGGATGGCTTACGATGTTGTTGGGAATGATTTGTTTGAAGCAGGATTACTTACGGAGGGTTTCGAATATAAAGGACCTAATGGTTCACCAAGTAAAAGTTGGTTTGATAAAACAGCTATATTAGCTGGTAATACTAATCAACTTATTGGTATGGATAGTGACCCCTTTGCTTCATTTGTTGAGACTTACAAAGAAGAAGCTTTACTTAGACCTTGGTTACTAGACAATCAGTTTATAGAACTACAAGCAGAAGCTGCTTTAGAGAATAGAGATATATCTGAAGCAGAGTGGAGAGCAACTACCTGGTATCAAACACATAACCAGGCAGAAAGAGATTGGATGGACATAGAGCTATCTGACCCTGCAGAAGCACAAAGACAAAGAGATGACCTAGAACTTTATTACAAAAATCAATTACAAGGTTTAGGAGTATCAAATGTACCAGACGGTTTAATACAGTGGGTTACTAGTCAAAATATAACTGGTACTTGGTCAGATTTAAAAACAGCAGAACAATTACAGTTGTTTGCTGACCCATACAAAACTGGAGAAAGAGATACTGAGATGCTAAATCTTATATCTACATCTGGTTTTGGTGATGTGGATAGAACTGCAGCTAGAGAAAAAGAAGTTGTAGAGTTGTACAGAAAATGGTTAGGACCATCTTTAGGTTCTTTAACTCAAGATGAAGTTGCATCTATAGCAGGTAGATTAAGAGATGACCCAGACTATGAAGACGCTTTAGTTAATTCTTTAAAACAATCTAGACTTGCTGCGTTTAGTAATTACACTAATCCAGAACTTACTTATGAAGATATTGCAAGACCTTGGAGAAACTTAACAACTTCTGTATGGGGTCAAACAGCAGATGAAACACAAGGTTGGTGGCAAGAGATGGTTAAGAGTAATGATTATTCTACAGCACAAACAACTCTTAGAGAAAAAGGCTTAGAACAAAATATCAATCAAGTAAGCATTGATGCAAGTCAAGCATTACAAAATGCTTTAGGTCAAGGTTCAATATCACAGACAGGAGTTAACGTATAATGGCAACTTATCTTGAATTAGCAGAAAGTTTATATCCTAATTTACCACCTAGTGTTTTAGATTTATTTGCATCAGAGTGGGCTAAGACAGGTGACCCCAATGTTGCGATATCAAATGTAAGAAAGACAGATGTCTATGAAGCTGAGTTCCCTGGAAATAAAAGACCAGATGGCACAGTCAAGTTTGATGAAGTTACATACACAGGATTAAAAGAAAGTTATATAGGTACTTTATCTGAATATGGTATTCCTAGAGATACATCAGTAACATTACTTCAAGAAAGGCTTACTGGACTAATTGAAGGTGAAGTATCTGCTCGTGAATTTGCACAGAGAATAGATACTGTATATAAAGGAATACAAGAAAACATACCACAAGTACAAGAGTTTTATGCAACGGAGTTCGGATTAGAACTAACACCAGAGTCTATATTTATGGGTGCTTTAGACCCAACTGTAGGCGAAGAGATTGTTTCAGGAAGAATAACATCTGCACAAATCGGTGGTGAAGCTGCTAGAGCAGGATTTGATATCTCTACTGAATTTGCTACAAGACTGCAAAGAGCTGGTGTATCACAAGCACAAGCAAGACAGATATTTGCATCTGCAGAAGCACAACTACCTACAATACAATCTTTACAAGCTGAACGTGGTGTTGAAGCTGAAGAACAATTTGGATTAGAAGAATTTACAGAAGCTGCAGTATTTCAAAGTCCTGAAGAAATAGAACAAATAAGGTTACTTGAACAAGAACAAGCTTCAGAGTTTTCACCAACAACAGGTGCTGCTAGAACAGGACGTAGAATTACAGGATTATCTGAACTTTAATCCTTGTACATACAACATATAGTGGTACAATATAAAGTATAGCCTGGTAGCCTCGGCTAAATAGATGCTGCACCCTCCAGCTTATTACAAGCGTGTAAGCTGAGTATTACAAATCGCTTAGTATCGGTACAGCTAGAAGTGGCTGACAATTCTCATTTGTACTTTAATTATAATTTGTCGCCTATCGCATTATTTACCCCAGGATAATGTAGTTAGTAGAAACTGGGAGAGGAGAGAATATGGAAAACGAAGTAGAGAATACAGTGGAAAACACACAAGATGATAACAATGCTATCAAGGCAATGCGTGAACGCATTAAAGAACTTGAAGGTGTAGAGAAAGAATATAAATCTGTACAGATGGGTAATGCCATCAAAGATGCAGGTTTTGACCCTAGCTCTGGACAAGGAAAAGCATTAAAAGACTTGTATAAAGGTGAATTAGATTCTGATTCTATAAAGCAATTTGCTGCTGACAACTATGGATGGGGCTCAGAAACCCCTACCGAAGAAAGTCCACAAGCTGCTCAAAGGTCAAGAGTCGTAACAAGCCAAGAAAGTTTAGATACTGTAATTGAAGCATCAGTACCAGTTGAGCCTGTAGGCATTGATGACCAAATAAATCAAGCACAAGCTGATGGTGATTGGCAGACAAGTTCAGCTCTCAAAGTAGAAAAACTTAAAGCCCTAATGGATGAAAAGAATTAGTCCATTAACTAAACAATAAAAAGGAGAATTAAAAATGGGTGCAATTACAGGTCAAGGACAATCCTATAACCTACCTAATTACGTTGGAGAACTATTTAATGTTTCCCCAACAGATACTCCATTATTGAGTGCTATTGGTGGTATGACTGGTGGAAAATCAGTCACATCAAAACAGTTTACTTGGCAAACAACAGACCTCGCAGGTGCTACACAAACAGCAGCTGTTGAAGGTGCTGACCCAACTATGAAGGGTAGAACAAGAAGCGAAGTAATCAATGTTACTCAAATAATGCAGTATGGTGTTGAAGTATCATACACCAAACAAGCAGCAGTTGGAAACCTTTCAGGTCAATCCATTATTGGAAATCAACCAGTTCAAGACGAATTGGCTTTCCAATTAGATATGGCTATGAAAACAGCTGCACGAGATATAGAACATTCCTTTATTCAAGGAACCTATGTCGCAGACACAGACATATCAACAGCTAGAAAAACTAGAGGTATGCTTGAAGCTATTTCTACTAACGAAGTAGCAGGTGGAGCAGCAGCTCTTACCCAAGATATGGTTGATGAAGCTATGAAAAAAATGGCAGATTCTGGTGCACCATTTGAAACACCAGTTATCTTTGCTAACGCTTTCCAAAAACAAGCGTTATCAGCATTATTTTCTAACTCATTAGCTCTAGCTCCTAGAGATAGAAATGTCGGTGGTGTTAACATCACAACTATTGAAACTGACTTCGGTCAACTCGGTATTGTGTATGAACGACACATTCCAACAGATGACATTCTCATTGCAGACTTGTCATTCTTGAAGCCAGTTTTCTTGGATATTCCAGGAAAAGGACACTTCTTCGTAGAGCCATTGGCTCAAACTGGTGCTGCTTATAAGTACCAAGTGTATGGAGAAATTGGATTAGAATATGGTCCAGAACAGTTCCACGCAAAAATAACAAACCTAGCTACCTCCTAATTAGGAGATAGATAGTATATTTATTAGAGGGAGATAAATACTTCTCCCTCTAGTAATATGGAGATATATGGCAGCAGTAGGCACACTCGTAGATAGAATTTATAGAGATTACTTAAATAAACCTGATGACCTATCAGCGTTTTCTAGGTTAGATGGTGCTATGACTGACTCGCAAAATACTCTTTCTTATGAAGATGGACTCTTCAGTACAGAGGAAGAGAACCTATTAGGCAATGGTGCAATCGTAGAGGTTGGATTAGAGCTTATGTTAGTAACCAGTGCAAACACTTCAACAAGAGTGCTATCAGTATCAAGAGGTTACTCTGGTACTACAGCAGCTGCACACAATGATAAAGATAATATCTTTATTAACCCAACATTCCCTCGTAAGTCTGTGTTTGATGCAACAGCAGATAACATTGAAAGACTATATCCTTCGCTATGGAATGTAACTACAACTAATGTAACTTCTAATGCAACTTATGCAGAGGTACCTGCTTCCACAGTAGAAGTACTTACCTCTTATGTACAGAACTCAACTGGTGACCAATACACATCTGCTGGTATAGAGTTACTTAGAAACTTTCCTCCATCTAGTACAAACACAGCAGTACAGTTTTATAACACAAGCACAGGTAAGACTGTGTATCTTGTAGTAAAGAGAAGGTTTGTTAGACCAACTGATGAAACAGTTGACTTAGCTACTTACTGTTTACTAGATGATGAAACCTACCATCAGATAGTAATGGTTGGTGCAGTTGCAGACATTATGGGTTCAACAGACATAGATGCTTCAACACAAGAGTTTATTACAGAGAAACTAGCAGCAGAAAGCTATCCTATTGGCTCTGGAGAAAGACTAAGAAACGCATTATTAAGACTAAGGTCATTGTTGATTGATGAAGCAAGAGGTAATCTACGCTCTCTGTATGCACAGCCAGTAGCGATAATGAACATTAATTACTAGGTTCGTATGGCAATATTACCATCACCCAGTAACACATCACAACCACAAGCACAAGGGTTTGAAGCTAACTTAGATGATTTATTTCTAAGATTTGCTGTAGGTCCTGGTAGGCAGATGCAGATAAATACTGCTCCACTACAGGCACAAGCTATACAGACATCAGAAACACCAGAGGATTTCCAACAGGAGTTTGGTCAGATATACTCACGAACAGACTTTAGAGGTGGAGAAGGTTTAGATAAAGCACATAGAAGAGAAGGTACACCTACTGACTTCCAAAGATTTTGGGATAGTAAAGGTATCAATGTGTTCCACGCAGATGAAGATACTTCGTATAGTGTTAAGTTACTTAATGACATAGAGCAAAAGACACTTACCTTTAGTTCTGATAATAACTATTTAGCACAAACAACTAATGGTTATATGTATATCACTGATGATACAGATGTTTACCAATCTACTGATGAAGGTGTTACTTGGACTGCTATGACTTCTACAAGTATCAGTTATACCATACACGGTATAGCTGCATTTGGTAATGACTTGTTTGTTGTAGCTGGAGATGGTAGTACTAATAAACAACTACTTAGCTATGTACAAAGTACAGATACCTGGACAGATGAATCACTAGGTTCTTCTTTTACAGGTTACTTTACAGGTATATGGTTTGCTAAAGGTGGACTATTTGTTAGTGGTAAATCAACCACAGCAGAGTACTTGTGGGAATCATCACCATTTACAAAGAACTTTTCAGGTGACTTCCAGTCAACAAGTGCTTTGATTGTTACTGAACCAACACACGAGTTTACTTCTGTTATTGATGCAGGTGCAGTTGTACTTGCAGGACATACAGATGGTAACATCTACTCTCTAAAAATTGATGGTGGAACTTGGTCACTTAAAGGACAGACACAAATATCATTTGAGGAGATACACTCTTTAGCTGCATCAGAGGGTTTAGTATTTATTGGTACAAAAGGTTTCCAATCTAACACAGGTAGATTTTTTACAGCAGACTTAACAGTTGCAGATAACCTATATGTATTAACAAACAGACAGTTAGTCAAACAATGGGATAATGGTGTTGACCAAAGTCCACATAGTATGTTTGTTACTAGAGATAGTGTGTATATGGGAATACACGAATCAGCAACAGAAACAAATTTATGGAGATATTACTTACCTACTGCTGGTATAGCTAGAGATATATCTATTACACATTCATCAGACAGTGATGCAAAGATGACAGGTATTACCCTTACTGGAACAACAGTACCTAAGTTTATTGCTGTTGTTGATGGTGTAGGTGTATTTAAAGAAACAGATACTTATGTGAGTACAGGTTATATTATTTCTTCACTTGCAGATTTTTATACTTCTGAAAAGAAACAGTGGGTAGGAGCAAAGCTAAACACTAATGGTGTTAGCTCTGGAACTGTAGAGTTAGCTACGACCACAGTACCTCTTGACATCAATGATGCTGATTCACCTACTTGGGAGCCACAAATATCTGTAGCTTCTGGTACAGGTGGAGAAGAGGAAGTCTTAGAGTTAGTACAAGGTAGGTGGATGTCAGTTAAATTAACAATAACTACCAGTGATACATCACAAACACCAGAGATGTTATCGTTTGCTGTACGAGGTTTCCAGTTAGTCAATGACTTAGTTGTAGATATGCCTATCAATATATCAGACCAGGTAGAAAGACCATTTAGAAAAGCACTACGAGTCAATGGTCAAGGTGAATTAATATACCAGGCATTAAGAAACAAAGAAGGGCAGAATGTCCAATTAGAGATATTCAGACCAGATACTTTATTACGAGGTATAATAGAAAATGTTAGTAGTCCTGTAGAAGAAATTTCTCCTAGAGGGTCTGTAACAACTTATTGTCTAGTAAGATTTAGAGGTAGTAAGGTTATTTCTACTTCATCTAGTGGTGAAGGACTAGGTATAGGTTTACTAGGTGTAAAGAGATTAGGATAGAATGACAGCACAAGAAACAAATTTGTTTAACGCTTTTGAAACAACTCTGACTGCAACTATGGGTTCATCAGATACAACATTTAGCGTTAACGCAGTAGCAGACAGCTACCCAACAACATTATCTGCACCTTTTTATATAGTTATAAACCCAGATAGTGCAACAAACAGAGAAGTAATATTAGTTACTGCTGTAGATACAGGTACAAAACAACTTACAACTTCAGTACCAAATAGGTACTTACCAGGTTCAGCAGCTAGTTCAGGTCTTTCCCATTCATCAGGTCAAACTGTTCGTATGGCTCCTTTACAACAACACATAGAGGACATTAACGACAGAGTAGATACCATTATTAACGAAGCTGGTACAGCAGTTAACACATCATTATTCTTAGATGAAGATGATATGGCATCTGATAGTGCTACCAAAGGTGTAACACAACAATCAGTCAAAGCCTATGTTGATAACAATGTAACTGCACAAGACTTAGATATTACTGATGGTTCTACAACAAGTTCTGTTGACTTAGACAGTCAGACAATGACTATACAAGGCACAGCTAATGAAGCAACTGTTAGTTTAACTGGACAAACATTTACAGTAGGATTACCTACTTCTATAACAGTTGATGTAACAGGTAACTTAACAGGTGATGTGACTGGTGATGTCACAGGAGATTTAACAGGAAATGTTACAGCTACTTCTGTACTTGCAGATGGCGTAACAGCTACTACACAAACTACTGGAGATAACAGTACTAAGGTAGCTACTACTGCTTATGTAGATGCAAATGTAACTGCACAGGATTTAGACTTAGCTGATGGAGATGGAAACACAGGTGCTGTTGACTTAGATAGTCAGTCATTAACTTTACAAGGTACAACAGATGAAGTAGATGTAGCCTTATCTTCACAAACATACACAATAGGTTTACCTGCAACAATAAATGCTAACACTACTGGTAGTGCAGCAACTTTAACAACAGCTAGAAACTTCTCTCTTACAGGAGATGTAGCAGCTTCAGCAGTAAGTTTTGATGGTTCAGGAAATGTAGAGTTAACTACAACAATACAAGCTAACAGTGTGGCACTTGGTGCAGATACTACAGGAGATTATGTAGCAACACTTGTTGGTGGATATGGTATTGATAGTACAGGTGGTGCATCAGGTGAAGGTACAGCACACACATTAAGTTTAGATGTTAGTGAATTAACAGAAGTTACAGCAGTATCTACTGACTATGTAGTCATAGAAGATGCTACTGACAACACAACAAAGAAAGCTCCTATATCTGACATTATTTCAGCAGGAGATATTACAGCTATTGTTACAGGTACTGACTCTGGTTTAGCTGGTGGTGTTACTTCAGGTGCAGCAGACTTAACCTTAGATGCAAACAACCTAGCATCTACAACAGCAGTATCAAGTGATTACTTAGTAATACAAGATGTGACAGATAACAGCACTAAGAAAGCTCTTATCTCTGACATTGTTGACTTAGGTGACATAACAGAAGTTGTCGCTGGTTCTAACCTGAATGGTGGTGGAGCAAGTGGTTCTGTAACAGTTAACTTAGATACAACTATCACAGGTTTAACATCAGTAACTTCTACAGACTTTGTAGGAGATTTAACTGGTAATGCAGATACTGCAACAACCTTAGCTACATCAAGAAACATAGCTGGTCAAGCCTTTAATGGTTCAGCAGATATAACTATAGAAGCTGGTAATTTATCAGACATATCTACTTCTGGTGTATCAGATGGACAAGTATTAGTTTATAACAATGCTGCTAGTCAGTTTGAACCTGGTTCAGTAGGTTCAGCAACTGCACTTATTGATGGAGATTCAGACTTTACACTTACAGATGGTATTGCTAATGGAATACACTACGAGTTAGACAACACAGATATGGCTGACTGGAATCAAGCAGGTATTGCATTAACAACAGCAGGTGGTATATTTACACATCACCAAACACAAGCAGCTACTTATACAGTTGCAGCTAACACAGGTTCAGTTATGGCTGGACCAATCACAATCACAGGCACAGTAACGAATAATGGTACACTGGTAGTTATCTAATGGTAACTGTCAAAGTAAACACAATATCTAAAGCATCTGGCAACAATGTTGCTATGCAAGTGCCTTTAAATTTAAAGTCTTATACAACTACAGCAAGAGATGCTTTGACATCTGCTGCTGGAGATATAATCTATAACACAACAGATACCAAAGTACAGTTTTACAATGGCTCTGCTTGGAATGATTTATAATGAGTACATTAGAAACCAACGCTATAGGTAAATACTCTGGTAACAATGTATCAGTTGATGATGCTTTAAATTTAAAGTCATACACTACAACACAAAGAGATGCTTTAACTTCTGTTGCTGGAGATATGATATACAACTCTACAGACAATAAAGTCCAAGTATATACAGGTTCAGCTTGGGAAGATTTAGGTGGAGAAGCAACTTTCACAGCAGACTTTTTAGTAATTGCAGGTGGTGCTAGTGGTAGAGCAGATGGCTCTGGTGGTGGTGGAGCTGGTGGTATGCGTAGTTCTATATCTGCTACAGGTGGTGGAGCATCTACAGAGAGTTCTTTAACTTTAGCTACTGGAGTAGCATATCCTGTAACAATAGGAGCAGGTGGTTCATCAAATACTTATATAAATGGAAACGATACAGAAGCTATTGGTATATTTGCAAGAGGTGGTGGAGCTTGTGGTAGCAGAGGACCTAATGGACAAAATGGTGGCTCTGGTGGTGGTGGTGGTGGTATAGGTGGCACTAAAGGTTATGGTATTGCAGGACAAGGTTTTGATGGTGGAAGTGGTTACACGAGTGGTGGTTTTGGTGGTGGTGGTGGTGGAGGAGCTGGTGCTGTAGGTACGAATGCAACTTCTAATGCAGGTTTTAATGGTGGTGCTGGTGCAATCAATACAATAATCTCTACATCACAAGCTACATCAGCATCTGTAGGAGAAGTAATTTCTACTGATGTTTATTACGCAGGTGGTGGTGGTGGTGGTGGAAACACAGGGTCAAGTTCTGGTGGTAATGGTGGTGGAGGTAATGGAAGTGGTAGTGGTAATGGAGGTTCTGGTACTGCTAACACAGGTGGTGGTGGTGGAGGAGCTGCCTGGCAATACAATGGTGGAGCTGGTGGTTCTGGCGTAGTCATTATTAAATATCCAAATACTTTGACATCAAGCAATACAGGTTTAACTGTATCTAGTACAACTGTTACTGGATATAAAATAGATATAATTACAGGAGGAACAGGTACAATTACTTTTAGTTAGGATAATATGAGTGAATTAAAAACAAATAAGATTTCAACAAATGACCAGAACAATGTAGCAATAGATAATGCACTTGGATTAAAGTCATACACTACAACTGCTAGAAATGCTTTAACTTCTGTTGCTGGTGATATGATTTACAATACTACGACTTCTAAAGCAGAGTACTATACAGGTTCAGCTTGGGTAGAAACAGGTGGAGCAGATTTAGTACAAGTAGAATATTTAGCTGTAGCTGGTGGTGGAGGAGGTGGTGCTGGATGGAACAACACATCTAACAGACCAGCAGGTGGTGGAGGTGCAGGTGGTTTATTAACTAATGTATCTGGTTCTACATCTGGTGGTTTAACAGCAGCTAGTCCAGCGTTTTATGTAGTTCCTTCTACAAACTATTTAGTAAGTATTGGTGCTGGTGGAGCAAAAGGTGATGGTGCTTATGGTACTCAACCTTCTTCTGAAAAGCGTGGTGTACCTGGTTCTTCTACAAGATTTGCAACAATACACTCTTTTGGTGGTGGTGGAGGTAAAGGTAGAATTAGTAATGGAGCTACTGATGAATTTAGCTCTGGAACAGCAGGTGGTTCACAAGGAGGTATTAATACTGGTGCTAGTGTTGGTGCTATGGATAATGATAGACAAGGTTTTGGTGGTGGTAAAGGTGCAACTTCAAATCACGATGCAGGTGGTGGTGGAGGAGCAGGTGCAGTAGGTAATGGTACTAATGGTGTTTCCCCTGGTGGTAATGGTTATGGTGGTGTAGGTGTAACTAATACAATTATTACTGCATCAGAAGCAACAACTGCTTCTGTAGGAGAAGTTGATGGTTCTGATGTTTATTATGCTGGTGGTGGAGGAGGTGGAGGTAACTCTGGAGATAGCTCTATACCAGATGGTGGTAAAGGTGGTGGAGGTAGAGGTTCATCTACTAATGGAGATAATGGACAAGATGGTACAAACAACACTGGTGGTGGTGGAGGTGGTGGTGCATCTCGTGGTGATGGTAATGGTTGGGATGGTTCAAATGGTGGTTCTGGTGTATTAATATTAAGATACGCTAACACATACACTATGTCACAAACAGGATTAACTCTTAGTACTATCACACAAGGAGATAATAAAGTTTCAATAATTACAGCAGGTACAGGTACAATCAGTTTTAGCTGATATAATAGGAGAAGATATGGCACATTACGCATTTATAAACGATAACAACATAGTGACAGAAGTCATTGTTGGTATTAATGAGGACAATACAGAAACTTTACCAGAAGGATTTGCTGACTGGGAAGAATGGTATGGAGATTTTAGAGGACAGACTTGTAAAAGAACTTCTTATAACACTATAGCTAATGCACACAGTGGAGATGGAACTCCTTTTAGAGGTAACTATGCAGGTATAGGATATACTTATGATTCAGACAATGATGTATTTATAGCACCTAAACCTTATAGCAAGTGGATATTAGATGAAGATACTTGGTCTTGGAAAGCACCAGTTGATATGCCAGATGATGGTAAACAATATATTTGGAATGACAACACAGGAGCTTGGGAAGAACTGGCTGAATAATGTCATCAATACTTAAAGTAGATAGTGTACAAGAGAAAACTCCAAGTAATACTATACAACTAGGCAACACAGTATCAGAAGATGTTACTGCTGTTACTTCTAGTTCAGGTACATTAACTTTAGATGCAAGTGTTGGTGGATTTTTTACAGTTGCTTTATCAGAGAACATTACTACTTGGACAATCAGTAACCTACCAGCAGGTAGAGCTACAGTTATCACAGTACGATTTACACAAGACAGCACAGATAGAACTGTTGTTTCTACAATCAACACAGTTGCTGCTAAAACAGCAGGTGGTGGTGGTTGGACAATGACAACTGGTTCAGGAAAGATAGATATAGTTACAGTTCTCTTTGATGGAACAAATTATTATTTAGTACCACAACAAGACTGGAGTTAATATGCCTATTGGACAAGCTAAGTTTGGCTTACTAGGTGGTGTTGTTGACCCAGGTAAATTAGAATTAATTGAAACTAAAGTAGCTGATGGCACAACAACTGTTCTTGATTTCTTAAATATAAAAGAAGATGTTTATAATGTACATTTTTTAACTTACAATAATGTTGGAGCAACTGGTTCAGATTATGATAGTGTGTTAATAAGACTTTATGAAAATGGTGTGCTTGAAAGTGGCTCTGTATATCAATGGGCTAATCAAAGAATAAGAGCTAATGGTGGCACTAATGAATATAAAAGTACAGTAAGTTCAACTTTACCTGTACATAACAATGGTGTTAGCAATAGTAACTATGAAAAAATAAACTCTTATGTTTATCTATATAATTTAGGAGATACTAATAAGTATAGTTTTGCTACTTGGCACACTGTACAAATACCTTCTTATTCAGAAAGCCAAATATTTTCTACTAATTTTGGTGGTGGCGTATTGCCACAAGCTAGTGTAGTTGATGGAATAAGGTTGTATGATACACAAGCAACAGGTGCTTCTTTTATCAAATCAGGTTCTAGCTTTTCCCTATATGGAATTGCAGAAAGTTAGATTATGGCAGGAAGTTTAGAATTTATAAAATCTGCTAGTGGAAGTTCTGTTAGTGAGTTGTCAGTTACAGATTGTTTTACTGATAAATATGATGTTTATGCAATATCTTTAAAAGATTTTTACCAAACAGGTACTTCTACTAGAAATATGTATATAAGATTTATTAGTTCAGCAGGTACAAGAACAGGTGCTAATTATGATTTTGCAAATTTAGCTTCAACTTCTTTTGCTGCATTTGGAGAATTAAAAAATACAAATCAAACTGCTATACAAAGTTGGTTTTATGATGTTGATTTAGATGAACAAGGTGCAGGTGGAATATTTTACATATATAATCCTTATGACAGTTCTAGCTATACATTTTTACAAGGACAATCAGTAAGCTACAACAATGGTAATGGTGGGCAAGGAACTAAAGGCATAGGGGTATATAAAATTGCAGAGGAAATAACAGGAATTAATTTTACAATTAGTGGAGATAGTATTGAGGGAATTGAAGTATCAGTATATGGAGTTAAATAATGGCAGGTAGCTTAATAAAATTAGAAGAAGTAACTGTATCATCAGCAGTATCAAGTGTTACTTTAGGAGATGATAAATGGGATACTTCTTATGATGTGTATATGGTACAAGTTGTTAATGTTGCTACTGATACTGATGCAAGAGGTGTAAGATTTAGATTTACTGTTAGTGGTAGTGCAGATACATCAAGCAATTATGATAGAGCTTATAAAAATCTAAGAGCAGATAGTGCTTTTAGTAATATTGCTTATACAAATCAAACTGAACTTGATTTAGGAAATGCTGGAACAGGTACACAAGAGTTGGTTAATGCTACTCAATATTTATTCAACTTCAACAATGCAAGTGAATACTCTTTTACTACTGTTGAAGCAAGTAATAGAAATCAAGATAGTCATTTAAGAGGATTTCAAGGTGGTGGTGTATTAACAGTAGCACAAGCTACAGATGGTGTTAATTATTTTATGCAAGAGGGCAACATAACAGGTGGTAGTTTTTCCCTTTATGGTCTAGCTAAGTAAAAGTATGGTAAGATAGGAGAGATATGGCAACATTAGAAGAATTAACAGTAGAGGCAACAGCAGAGATAGAAGCTGCTAAACCATGTATACAAGCAAGTCAATAATGAAAGACTAGAGTTCAATGATGCTGATTATGCACAAGCTGTAACAGACTTGGCTAACAGTAAATGGAATGACCAACAGTTTGGTTACATACAAGCTAGGCAAGAGGCTTATGGTTCTGTACAAGACCAACTAGATATGCAGTACTGGGATAGTGTCAATGATACAACTACCTGGGCTGACCACATTGCACAAGTAAAATCTGATAACCCTAAACCTGAATAAGTAATCGTGTGATAAAATCCATAGTATGGATTATTTAATAGGTTTTCTTTTAGGTTATTTTTTAAAAGAAACTCTCGGATTTATTAAAAGAATAAGCGAATACGATTGGGATAATCGTGCATCCTATAAAGAAGATTGGGATTGGATAACTCACGAGGACCTACCATAATGACACACTCAAATGGAAACGGTTTTACACAGAAGGAGTTATTAAAATTGGTCATTGAGAGATTAGACAGACTAGAAGAAAAACTAGATAATAAATTGGACAAGTCAGAGTTTTATAAAGTATTAGGATTAGTTGCCACAGTTATATTAATTGTTGGTAGCTTAACAATGTAATGAAAGCAACAGTAAATTTAAACCAAGTATTACAAGGTGGACTTGCTGCGTTGGTAGCTTGGTTGTTTCAAACAGTTAATCAATTACAGTCACAAGTCGCTGTCTATATGGTGCAAATACAAAAGCTAGAAGAGAATATTGTAGGTCTAGCTATGAGAGAAAGAGAACTTAACTCTGCTTTAACAGATGTTCTTATTAAATTAGGAGGATAAATGATTTGTGGTTTATGTACTGGAATGTGTAACACTTGTCCTATAAATAAGTTAAGATAAATAGATAATGAAAATAACATCAAGAGATATATGGGGTGCTAAACCTAACAAAACATCTTTCTCTAAACTAGGAGAAGTTAAAGGTTTAGTTGTACATTGGTCAGCTTATCCTACTGCTGTTGGCAATATGGCAGAGATGGACCAGTGCAAGACTATACAGAGATTACATCAAGAAGATAGGGGCTGGAATGATGTAGCTTATAACTTTTTAGTTGGTGATACAGGTCAGATATACGAGGGTAGAGGTTTTGGAAATAGAAGTGCAGCACAAGGAGGTAACAATCGTGAAGAAATTAACTACAATAATAAGCATTATGTTGCTGTGTGTTGGCTGGGTGGTAGCAATCCTACCGACAAACCTTCAGATAAAGCTATTGCATCTGTTAAACGGTTATACGAACAAGTAGGTGGAGAACTTAGACCACACTCTTCGTTTAAACAAACACAATGTCCAGGAGATTCCTGGCGACAATGGATTATAGAGGAGAAAGCACCTGATATATCTAACAAAGCACCTGATAAGGTGTACATTCCTGATAGTTTTGAGAGTAAATTAGATAAAATACTTGGTAAACTAGAGAACATAGAGAAAAAATTAAAGTTAGGAAAGTTAATACAATGACACCAGAACTAAAAGATATGTTAGAAAGAGCAGTATGGACATTCATAGAAGGGTTCATAGGAGCTTTGACAATCAGCCCAATCGTAGGTATTGAGGCTAATTCACTACAAATTGCAGCTATTGCAGGTGGTGGAGCAGCTTTATCTGTTATTAAAACATTCGCAAAGAAAAAAATAAGCTAAGAAACTGTCGTAAAATCTGATTATAATAAGCCTTAACAGAAAGGCTGCGTATGAAGAAAGATAAAAAAGACTTAGGCAATAACTATTTTAAGTCAGGTTGGCAACCATCAGCAGAGTTTGATGAGTCAACTGGCTTAGGAGAGATTACTCATATAGGGCAAGACCCTAATTACAAATCTAAATTTGACACTATCTTAAAAGATTGGGGCTTTGACCCGGAACATTTTGAGATAGATGGCAAAGTTAAAGCATCATCTTGGAACACACAACTTAAAGGTGGAGATGTTGAAACCTTTTATGCGTTTAAAGGAGTGGTGAGAAGACGACATCCACAGCGTGATGAATGGTATGACAAGCTACTTAAAGAAGTATCAAAGAAGAAACCACTTAAGAAAAAGAACATTAAGAGTGATTTGGCTTACATCTTTACACTTAGTGACTGGCAACTAGGGAAAGTTGACCTCGGAGTAGAGAAAACGCTTGAGAGATACGACAAGGCACTTGAGAGAGCAGTAGCAGAGGTTAGGCGACTAGGTAGCGTAGACGAAATTTATTTGCTTTCTATGGGCGATTTGACCGAAGGTTGTTACGGATTCTACGATTCTCAACCACATAATGTATCGTTAAATCTATCTCAACAGTATCACTTAGCAAGAAAGTTAATAATGAAAACTGTTGATACATTTTTACCTTATGCAAACAAGATTGTACTGTCTGGTGTACCTGCTAATCACGGAGAGATGGCTAGAAGTGGTAAAGGACAGGTAGTTACATCACGATTAGACAACTCTGACACTATGCACTTGCAGATATGCCAAGAGATTATGGAACAGAACCCACGATATGACAAAGTTACTGTGTCCATACCAGAGGGTTTCCATCATACAGTAGATATAAAAGGATTAACTGTTGGATTTACTCACGGACATATGCACAGTGGTGGTACAGGTCCAGAGGGAAAGATAATGAAGTGGTGGCAAGGACAAATGTTTGGTGATTTCCCAGTAGGAGATGCAGAGATTCTTATTACAGGACACTTTCATCATCCTCGTATGATGCAGCAAGGTAATAGAACTTGGTTTCAATGTCCATCTATTGATGCAAGTATAGACTTCACTGCACGAACCGGTATGTGGAGTAAGCCTGGAGTGTTAACCTTTACTATTGATAAAGATGGTTGGGATAATTATAGGATTGTTTAGACAGAGTACATACTGTACTTAACAGTAAGCTCTGTACCTGCTTCTATATCTTCTAATGTATATAGATAGCGTGTAATATTACCTTGTATCTCACAGTTAGGTGTATCACTATGATTTATAAATCCACCTAATGGTGTTCGCAGTAAGTTATTAGGTTCACCATACCATTTAGCGTGTGTCATTCCTATAACTTCATAAGCAGGTATATCTTTAATTGCAAACAAACCTAAACCTTCTACCTTACTTGGTTGAATAGTAAGGTAGTCAGGTAATGGTCTGTATTTATTCTTCTTCTTCAACTACTTCTGTATTAGTAATAGTCATAGTGTGTAGAGGTAAGATTGCAGCAATCTCTTGCTTACCATCTGCTTTATTAAATATAATTGTTTTAAAGCTACCTCTCTTCTCTAACTCTGCTAGTAGTTCTAGCATATTTACTTTACTTAAATCGCTCATAATATCTCCTTAGTATGTTTCTTAGCGTCTTTCTCGTATAAATAGCCAACTTTCTTAGTTATAACTTCGTTGTCTAAAAATTCTGTAGTACCTGGCATAGGTCTTTCTTCCCAGTTGAAGTCATACTCAGCAGCTATTAGTCTATTAATGTTCCAAGTCATAATCTTACCATTAAGTTCTGTAAGATATATGAAAGAACGATTGCTCATAATAGCAAGGTCTATGTTCTTTTCGTACTTAGCGTACTCAATAATCCAACTGTCATAAGCTCTATCTCTTGATTTAATCTCTACGATATAAGTGTCATTACTTGCATCGTAAGAACTAAAAGGGTCATCAGATAAAACTAAAGGGTCTACTTGTAACTCACCGTGTAATCCATTTAGCTTATCTATTATTTCAGTTTCTTTAATTTTGTAATTCATAATTAATTACCTTTCTGCACTCTTTGCAATAACCGTCTTTAATATGACTGGGCTCTCCAAACATATCGTGTTCATCAATGTTACAACTTAAACATCTCAAAATAATTCAACCTCTTCTTCCTTGTGTTTAGCCTGTATGTCCACAGGTTTTAATAGTGCGTGACATACTTTCCATTCCCATTTGTAGGGGTCTTTATCATCTGATTCTTTGTACCGTAATCCACAATATAAATTACCATCTGTATCTGTGTAACGTATATCATTGTCCTTACAATAAAACTGTGACTTACATCTCGTATCTGGTGGAGCAGGTACATCAAAATTGTACGTAGGAAATCTTTTTTGCAGCCTAGCCTTTAGCTTATCTACATCAAAAAGACCACCTACTGGTTCTAAATCCATTCTGCTGGACAGTTCTCGTTACCTATCCAAGTAGCCCAACCACAACCATTACCGTAAGGTGCCTTCTGACAAGCGAAGTCTGGTATGTTAGCCATTTTAGGATTAGATGCTTTCTTATCTCTGTTGTCACAGACATCTCCTTTGTTACCACAACCAGGACACACTTTGTTCTCATCGTTAGGTGGACCTGTGTATTTAACTTCTGCACCTAAAATTTCTTCAGCCTCTGTTGTATCAGGACTCTTATCCTTGTTAGCATTAAAGACTTCATCTTTAAATATGTCTAACTGTGTTGTATCCCACTCATTAACATCTTCTGGAAAACCCTTAGATACTACATCTTTGTACACTGAGTTCTTAATCTTTGTACGAGCAGCATCATCTAGAACCGTAGCTTTCATAAAGCTATTAAGTTCTTGTGTGTTGTTAGGATTTTCTTCAATATCTTTAGAGAAGTCTTGCTTTGCTTTTGCAAGTGTATCTTCTTTTTCTATAACTTGGTCTTTAACGCTGCCTGTCTTTTGTATTGGTTGTGGTGCAGAGTAATGTTCTTCTTCTGTAACACCACCATTCCAAAGTTGGTCTAGTCCTAAACCAAAACGCATAGCACAACGCTTGATACCATCTGATACTGCAAGTTTAAGTAGTTCGCTTTCTGTTAAGTTACGCTTGATAGCGTGTACATCTACATCTCCTACATCTTCTTTGATTCCAAGTCCAGGTATTTCTAACCTACATTTCGCACCTACAATAGCGTTATCTTTATCTCTTAATACTTCATAAGTGAAGTTATAGTCTGGTGCTACATCAACTAATCTCTTAGTGATAATGCCGTGACTTATGTAATCTCCGAACTTACCTTGTGGTGCTTTGTTAATTACATTCTTCGGGAAGTCTTTAATCAACTTCTTTTGTGTTTCTTTATCCATTATTTATCTCCTATTTATTTTTAATATAGTCAATTTGTATGACACTTTAGTTTAGAATTAAAGAGAACAATTAATATTGTTTCCTTTCTGTCGCTAATCATTAATAACTTATTGGTTAGCGTATTCATTTTTAATTATATTAACCATTTGTCTAGTCATACCTATCTCGTCTGCAATATGTTGTACTGATACGGATTGGTTATGATATAACTGTTGTATAGCTTGATTGCGTAACTGCAAATATTCTTTTTCTCTTTCTTTAATTACATTGAGTTCGTGTACTGCGTCTTGCAATACTCCCATAATCTTTGCATACTCACGCATTTGTTGTTGTTCTTGTTGTGTTAGATTGTATTCATCTAACATTGTTTTTGTAAATGGGTCGTTAAAATCGTCCATATTATTGTTTCCTTTTTATTTAATTGTTATTTTTTTTAAAGACTACTGTCTTCTTTTATAGCTTGTACTAGAAATAATGTTCCTTGTGTAGCAGTTCCTATAATTCTTAACCTCATCTTTTCACAGTATCTTTGTACAGATTTAGTGTCATTAAAGTTAAGGACATTACGATTGTATAGCAACGCTATGGTTGAACACTCTTTAGGTACATCTATTCTTAATGTTTCCATAATATAAGTATAGTCAAATCGTTTTACTTTGTAATATAAATTTTATAAAATACTTTTTACTCATTACATTCCCTCGCCACTAAACATATCCTCAAAACATTCCGGGTGTACACCTGTCATCAGCTGCTCTCGTTCTGCTCTGCTATGCTCTGGAAATATATCTTGGATTAATCTTCGTAGGTGTCGTGGTGTCTGAGTAAACTCTTTATAAGCTCTCCTATCTACCATAACTGTGCCTGTCTGCCTACAATGTATACATTCTTTAGTTGTTACTGCGAACATTATTCTT